TGTCAGAAGTGGGTGCTTTACTCTTGCGACAGATGCTCGTAGGGGGTGGCGATTATCCACACCAACTCATTGCTAATCATGTGATTAGCAGTATCAAAGAAACGGAGGCAAAATAATGGGGCAATACCATCACCTTGTCAATTATGACAAGAAAGAAGCCGTCTATCCCTACGAACTAGGGCTAGGCGCAAAGCAAGTCGAACAACTAGGTGCTTTCAACGGCACTATGGCAGACGCTCTCTATCTGCTAGTAATGACTAGCCCTAACGCTGGAGGTGGCGACCTGCCATTGACTAGCGTGTCTGGGCGATGGGCTGGCGACCGAGTCATGGTTGTCGGTGATTACACCGAAGACAATAACGTTCCATCTATCCCAAATGCAAGCCAACTCTATGGCATGGAATGCAATGACATAACTAGGGAGGTAGCAGAGGCGCTACAAGTAGCGTTCAACCGCAAAGTTCGGGATTCATTCTGGCATCCCGATTACATCGACAAGGAGGAAACAAATGCCTAAGTATCTCGTATGGCAGAAGCGCGAGTTCATGTTCTACCAAGAGGTAGAAGCGGACTCAGAAAAGAAAGCAATAGATGTTGCCTTCGAAGAAGGCGACTGGGAACAAGACCAAAACTATGCCGAGCATGAATACACAGTCGAGCTCGTGCCTAGTAAATACCAACCAGAGGTTGACGACCTCGTGAAGAATGAGGAGGAAAGTAATGGCTGAAGATGCAATAAGTTGGGGTGAGTTAGCAGAACTAACTCATGAAACACAAGTTCAGAAGTTTAACTTCTGTATGTGTGAAGATAATGATGGGCAAGAAAACCCATACGAAGACTGCCCGAACTTGGAGGCAAGGCTATGACAGACGTGACTCTATACAACTGGATAACAGTTGATGGTGTTGAGTGGGGTGTTCACCTATGGGGTGAACTCGAAGAGTATAAAGATGGAACACGACAAGTCGTGGATATCGAAGCGCGATACATACTGCCTGATGGCAAGGAGGTGCTGGCTGACGATGAACCAGACGGCATACCAGATGACGTAGAAAACCTAGCCAGTGGTCTGCTTGACGACCCTCGCACCAGCGATGACATGCTAGAGCACGGCGCGAGGTGGGGATAGCGCGTGTTCTTTTAGCACATCAAAGATGTGCTTATGAATAGCCAACCAACCGAAAGGAGAAGCGATGTATGAAGACAAGACAGTAGAAGAGTTATATGCATTGGCTAACGATGCAGAAGACTTGGCTCATGGTTTGTTCGCTAAAGCCGTGAGCCTTCGGGCTCAAGCCAAAAGCAAGCAACAGGCACAGATAGACGAAGGGAAATCATGACGAAACTCAAGCGGTCTAATGACCGCAAGGTAACCAACCTAGCAACGCCGAATGGCAAGCGGTCAGCAATCGCCAACACATTCGGCTTGCCTAGTGGCAAGCAATACTCATGCCCTTATGCAACTAGTATCTGCGAGAAGATTTGCTACGCAGGTAAGTTAGAGAAGATGTATACCTCAGTTCGTGAAGTCTTACTTCACAACTGGAATGCACTTCGCAACGCTAACAAGTATGACATGTGGGCAATGCTCGACACCATGCTTATCGAATTCAAAACTGAATGCGATACCAAAGGTATCGAGAAACTATTCCGTATCCACTGGGACGGCGACTTCTTCAACGCCGATTACACATGGGCATGGAAGATAGCAATAGAAAATAATCCAGACATCCAGTTCTGGGTGTATACACGCAACCCTGACGCAGCTCGTGCGTTACGTAACATTCCCAATCTCTCGCTGTATTACTCTGCAGATGCAGAGAACTGGGAGTTCGCACCGCAAGGTGTGAAGATTGCATACTTAGGTGACACCTTTGACCTTGCTAAGCAAGCCATGCTAGCAATGACAGGCAAGCCTGCTGCTGCATGTCCCGAACAACTCAAGCGCATCCCACTCATCTCCGAAAAGGGTGGAGCCTGTGCGGTATGCCGTCTATGTATAGATGGTAAGTCCGACATTCGATTCAGTATCTCAAAGAGATAGGAAGCAAGACCCAACCAAAGGAGGCAACACAATGGCACACTATGATGTAACAGTTATAGTCGAGTTCAGTGGAGAAGTTCACGCTGACTCAAGAGAAGAAGCAGAGGAATACGCTTACTCAAATTGGAGCGCAGACAGTGGCGCTCAGATTCAGTATTACGGCGTAGTCAGCACGAAAGCAAAAGAAACCAACGAGGTAACCGATGAGGTAGACAACTGCCCATCTGGTGGTTGCCCAGATATCGAAGAAGAAGAGGAGGACGTAGCATGACAGACACAATCGTATCCGTCCCGAAAGTAGGTGATGTCTGCGCCAATGGCGCAACCATCATCGATATCAAGCCGACATTCGGTGAAGGCTGGATTGTCCTATGCCTGTTCGCCCAGTCTAAGTACCACCCATACGTAACATGGTGGGCTTACTGGACGGACTCAGGCAAGCTATCCACAAGCATGGGTCATTATCATGACCAACTCTCACAGGCGATTGTTGACTTCGCTGGTCGCTCGTGAGATAATACTCTCCCAACCAACCAACTAACGAAAGGAAATACATGACAACAACACGCAGAATGTCAGCAAATATCGCTGGCTCCGCAGTAACCGCTACATCCGCACAGGATGCAGCACAACAGGCTGGTCTGGACTGGCACGTATCACTGGCTGAACTAGAAGCACTAGCAGTCAGTGACAATGGAGTCAGTAGACTCAAGGTTCCAGACAGGTTCGCTACTATCCGTACCAACAAGGATGGTGAGCAGGCAGCGCTCGGCACTGTCGGCACACGATACAAGGTGTTCCAGAATGGAGAGATGTTCTCCGCACTGGATGCACTAGTTGATTCAGGTGAAGCACGATACGCCAACGCAGGTGAACTGCGTGGCGGTGCTCAAGTCTGGATGCTCTTGGAGTTACCAAGAGAGGTCAAGATTGCTAGCGACCCACATGCTGCATACCTACTAGCTCGAACATCACACGATGGTTCATGCTCACTAGGTGTAACGCCAGTAGTCAACCGACTCTTCTGCTCCAACCAAATCAGTGGCATCTTCCGTAAGGATTGCAAGTATTCCTTGCAACATACGACCAATGCCAGACTGCAGGTAGAGCAGATGCGTACGATGCTCAGCGTAATCTACACAGGTATCGAGTCATACGAAACCATCGCTGACAAGTTACTCAATGACCCAGTCAATGACTATCAAGTAGAAGGAATGTTCCGCAGAATGTGGACGCTACCATCTACTATTGAGAAAGCACCTTACTACTCGCTCAGCACTGGCGAAAGACGTACCTACAATCGTGTTACAGATGCAAGGAACACAGCGTTCAACATCTACAAACACAGCAGCACACAGGAGAACATCCGAGGAACTGCGTTCGGTGCGTTCCAAGCAATCGTTGAGTACCTAGACTGGAACTCACACAAGTCCGAGGCTACCCGTGCAGAACGAGTAATCTCAGGCAAGTACGACAAGCTCAAGAGCAAGGCTCTTGATGTAGTCCAACTAATAGGAAGGTAACATGACTAACCCATTACAGAAATACCTCAAGTCAGACCCGCCGTATGTGCAACCGCCACTCACCCCAAGGGTGGCGCAGTACATACTCAAGGCGCTTGATTACCTACATATACACTCAATCGACAAGAAGCAACCTGCTCTTATAGAGCAGCCACTTCATGACAATACCGAAGCACTGATTACAGATGTAATCATGTATGCCCCAGAGGAGGACGATAACGATGGGCAAACTACAGGATAAAAGAACGCTAACAACCAAGCCAGCCAGTGAGATTGTATTAACCCCACTCGCTGGTTGGACTTGGTATTGTGGGTATCATGACACAGCAGGTCAAGGCGATGACTTCGAAGAAGTCCAGTTCATGGCTGGGTGTCACATTACCTATCACGAGAAAGTGTACGACCAGCATGATGTATGCGAGCTCTACTATCGTGAACACAAAGAAAGGAAGGAAGCATGACTATACATCTAGCAAGTGTCATTCTCATCTGTGCTTATTGCAACGCAGAGATTGAGCGACGCACTGAAGAAGAAGCACGTCAAGGACTGGCTGAACACCATACTTACGTGCAGTGTATGAAGGGATACTGATGTCACGACTACGTCCGACTGAAATCAAGTTGGTTGCCAACTTGCTTGACCCAGATGACACTAACTCCGAAAGTGCTACGCAATTGGCAGAGGAAATCATCGAAGCTCTTGATGAATCAAGAGGCAAACGTGATTCCTTTGTTCTCGTAGGACAACTAGCGCAATGGGCTCCAGTCCAAGCGTGGGGTGACTTCAGTACCAGACTACAGGCACACAAGTTCGCATCACACCTTGGCTCCCCCGATACTGGGGGAGGTAAGGCGGTGGTCTGTCGCTTGGAACTACCAGAAAAATTTTTGGAAAGGATTGGAGGTAAATAATGTGGACATTCGTATACATCGTTCTCGCTGCGTACATAGCCTATCGCATAGGTAAACGTACAGGTGAGCAAAGGATGTACCAGTTATGCAAGAACGCTGACCAAGTACAACGTGAGTTCTTCTCGCGTCTTACTACTAAGTAGAACCATCCGAAGGGGCGGGGGCTTGTGCCTCCGCCTCTTTTTCTTTACGCGCCTGAGCTTGCATGGAATTAGCCATCGTAATCCAATACAACTTATAGTATTCCTCATCAAATGCAAACCGCTTCATGTGTTTTACTGTCGCTCCTGTATGTACATGCAATGGAATCCCAGCCTCTTTCATCTTCATGAAGAACTGGATGTCCTCACCAATGAAAGTATCCTTGGCGGTATTGGAATCATCCATTGATTCAATAAAGAATGAGATGTCACCATGGAACTCTCGCATCTTGTCAGCCACTGACCTGTGCATGAGAAGGAATCCAAACCCAGCGTAATCAACCCTGATTAATTCATTGGGTGGCAGGGGATGGACATAACTCATCAAGTATTTGTCACCCTCAACCGCTGTGAACACAGCAGGATAAGGCTCCATCACTGAGTTCTCCATCTGCTTAGAGATGAAGTAGGTTCCGCTAACAATAGGTCGCTCAACTGCATGAGCAGACTTCCATACCAACTGTAAAGCTTCGTTCGTAAGAACGATATCGCTATCAACCCAGAGTAACCAATCAAAGTTAGTCTTCTTATGCCAGACATCGAATGCTGTCTGGCGTTGTCTTCCTATCTGATTACCCTGCACACGCTGTGCGCTAGTAATAGGCAGCCCAGCAGTTAGGATTGTATAGACAACACCTTCCATGAACTTGCCATCGACTATCCCGTTGTCGCACCAGACCATCATGATTTGATTATTCGGTGGGCTGGTAACTGCTGGCACTTTAATCTGCTTTGAGGGATTGCCTGACTTACCCACTATTTTTTTCCTTTTTTCTTTCTTGCTGCTGCTGCGTTGTCTACTAGGTTTGGATACGGTCTACCTGCTGCCTTGGCACGAGCCTTTGCTGCTGTCTTCTGCTCAGGTGTAAGTGGTGTTGATGTCTTCTTTGGATTAGTTGTCTTCCAGAATGGTTTCTTCTTCATTAGTATGGTGTTACCCCTCCGAGATATTCAGTTATATCTCTTAGTCCTTTGTTAATAATCTGCTCCACCCTTTGTGGAGAGATGTCCCAGTATTCGGCTATCACTGCAAGAGATTCATCGCCTGCATATTTTGATTTTAATATCTGATGTGTACGTAAGTCGAGCTTCTTCAATGCTCTATCTACATCAGACAACATAGCCAATAGATTGTTACCTTCGTTCGGTTGCTTCTTTGCTTTAACGCCATGGATATCTGGGTCCATTACTTGGTTAGTTAAATGTGCATCGTCAGAACCAATAACCTTGATGAGAGTTTCAATCATAGCCAGACGATAGAAGTACTCATCTCCTAGTTCATACCCAAGAGCACGAGCCTTCTCCTTGCGAGCGTATCGCTCGCCTGCCCTACGTATGAACGTACTGAAAGCTTTGTATCCTTGTCTGCGTTCTATCTCATCTTCGCGGAGTAGGTACTCGGATACTTTATCCTTACGCTTCCATGCGTATTCATTCATAGCCTGCTTGACATCCGCAGGCTCAACAAACCTATGATATCTTTTAGATATATTCCAAGCAATCGTGCTTGTTATCTCATTAATGACTGACCATATCTCATGGTCTTTACTTAGATTAGTCAAATGATTTCACCAAATATTCCACAGCCTTGAGCATCAACTTGATGTCATCGTTAAGTAAACCAAGCGCACGATTATGATTAGAGCAGAGCAAGCCTCGCACCTGTCCAGTCTTGTGGTCATGGTCTATGTCAAGAGCTCGTCTGCCTTCAGGTTCCTTGCCACAGATATAACAGCCACCATTCTGGGAATCAAGCATGTCTTTGTATTCTTCAACGCTGATACCATAACTACGGATGCGGGATATGCGTTGCTCTTCGTAAGTTTTATTTCTGTTTCTCGGCATACTTCGCCCACACTCCACGCTGTACCATTAGTGCGATGATTGCATAGTTCGCCAAGTCAACAAATGAATCTTCTAAAGATTCATTGTTCGGTGTAACCTTTTTATATATCAGGTTCTTTAACCGTTCCAGCTTGTCGGACATACGTACCATCAGCCCATTGGTTGCGCCACCTGGCGCATGCCAGATGTTGTATGGACCATAGTCGATTTGTTTTTTTACCAGGATTGCTAAGAGTTCATCGTAAATTTTTTGTGCATCCTCTTCAAACTGAAGGATGGTTGTTTCGTCTGACACGGAACCCCTATTCGTCTAACGCATTAATCAACTTGGTTAATGCTTGAGCTCCTTGGTCTGTAATTATACTATTGATATCGCTGTCAGGCGGAAGCGACACGCGGAACGCTTGGGGTATTGCATCAGACAAACGTCTGGCTAGTTCTTGTCCTGGGTTGGAGCCATCCTCTTTGATGTCATTATCTGTGGCTATAACAACGCGACCAATCCCGTCAAAACAACGGCTAAAATGAGGCTTCCAAGCATTAACGCCAGCCACAGCGACAGCAGGATGCCCAGCAAGAGTTGCAGATATCGCATCAATCTCTCCCTCTACTATTAGTATCTCACGGACTGCATGAAGAATAGCATTGACATTGTATAGGTGGTGCTTCTGACCAGTAGGTATCATGTACTTAGGTTCTCCGTTATCTATACGACGGAACTTAAACCCAACAACACCAGCCTCTGTTATGTATGGAATTGATAGGTGGTTCTTGAGCCTGTCCTCATGACCTGGTGCAGCCTCAGTAACGTAACCAAGCTTAAACAATTCAGCGCCATCCATGATGCCACGCTTTATTAGATACGCCTCGGCTGGTGAACCAGCAAGGTTGCCATGGTATGTGTTGGCTGCCTTAGTCCAAAGGTCAATTAGCTTTTGGTTTGGTTTCACTTCTTCTCCTGCCTGTGAACTGTGAAAGGAGGAGCAGTATACACATCGTTCTTTGCTGCAACCTGCATCGCTCTCTTCCAATTGGCTCCAGATGCAATAGCACCTATGGCATAGGATGACCCCGACCCTAAACCATAGATGCCATCATCGCGTAGGAAGACTGAGTACGTATCATCCACCTCGTAGATGGTTCCGTTCACAGCCATTAAAAAAAGAAACTCATACTCTTCTGCCTTCTCATCATGAACGAATCCATTATCACGTAAACATTCACGTAGGTTAGGGATGACAGTTGTAATCATAAAATGATAGATGTCTTTTGTATTAGCTGGTATGGCTGGCGGTTTCCATATGTGTTGGACTATGTCACATGGTTGAGTAGTGCCAGCACCAGCGATTAAAAACTTACCGCGTTTAGTAATCTTAGTTACGATTGGATGTGAGTAAGGACGACCCTTCTCTGTGGTTGTCCTACTATCGGCTGCTATCAAGCAGCCGTTTGGTTCTTGTATACCTATTATGGTTGTCATCGAACCGACCTTAATCTAGGTGGAGTCCAACGACTACTAGACTTACGTCCTCGTTTCGGAGCTGCGCTCTTCGACTCCTTGCCTATGTTTTTCTCTGACCATTTACGAGCGTCGGGGTATGTTAAGTTTTCACGAGCCATGACAATCTGTATACCAGCGCCACTTCCGTTACACGCATAACATACCCAGACACCCTTCTCTGAATTAACCGAGGCAGACTTACGTGAGTCATCATGTACAGGGCAATGGATTGATTTGTCCCCACCCATAGGTAGGTCTAATCCATAATGACGGAACACTGCCTCAAGGAATTCAGGTTGGTTCATTTGCTAATACCAATTCCTTTCCTGGTGGAACCTGTACGCCCCGCACCAAGTGTCGTATCTATGTAGCACATACTTGTGTGCCTCTTGTGTTTGTTTGAGTAGTGACCACCCTGGCTTTGCCCAGAGTAGTTGCCATACTCCACGTGCTCCACTTGATTTGTTGTGGGAGTCCACGTTGTATCGGCTCTCTTTGTATGCAATCTGAATTGCACATTGAGCCTCGCGCTTGTCTGTTGTAACTTGAGTTATCGCAAGCTCCACTCGTTCCTTCTTGTCTGTAATGACAGACAATTTCTTTTCGAATGTGAGCACTGGTGATATAGCCTGGGCTGGTGTTGCGATTGGCAACAACAATCCAAACAGAGTTACTAACATCAACTGCATAGTTACCTCTTTTCATTTTGTGATGCGCTGTCACTGCCTCACTGATGTCCATTGTAACCTGCCTGTTTCAGCAGATTCACCCAGAGTTCCGCAGGCATTACTGCATACGACTCTGAGATATTAGATGTGCCACGCTTTTTAATTAGCACAACGCCTGTTTCTGCATCCGCATGAGTCATCTCATCTTGTAGTTCTCTGAGATAACCAGGGATATCTATTCGCTTTTCATTCTTACATTCTATTACAACGCCATTGATTCCGTCTATGTCCCCGACATCATCGTGCCGACCTGCGCCGTACGCCCGTTCAGCACAGTGGTATCCCATACTGACAAGCCATTTAACTACATCACGTTCGTACTGCGAGCCTTTGCGTTTGGATGGCGTTGACATTTACCACTCGATGCTAAACCAAAAGAAAGCTAGGTCTATACTGAAACTAAACCTGTCAATATTTATACCAACACCAAACCTGGTTAGGCTGTAGCCTAAACTAAATCTACCGACGGTTAATGACCAATGTCTTTTCATGTGTAATCCTTTACTAGTATCTCTTGTAGAATTATTTTTCTTTTACTCCTGAGTTTCTTACGTTCAAGTGGTGTGGTTCCACCCCACATACCGAACGACTCGTGCCTTACTGCCCATTCCAGACATTTATTCTTGACCATACAACTGTCACATATTCTACGAGAGAGGTTGTATATATCAGTACCGCTTCCTCCTTCTTCTGGAAAGAAGAACTCGATACCAACTTCTCTACATAGCCCCCTGGTCAGGTCTGGAAATCTCATTTGTGTTTCCCTTTCGTAGTAACTTCATTGCGGACAATAAATTTTCTATCGTAACCAAGTAACCTTTACTTCGGTTCGGGGGAATCTCACAAGTAATCTCATGACCCCAGTTCTTGACTACGTATCTTACGTAATCTGTCGGAACCATAATCACACCTTCTTCTAAGACGAATGCCCAGTAATCAGCTTGTGTTACTGATAAACCAGATGGTTCCCAAGATTGGGATTTAAGATACCAGCATTCAACTTCAATGTAAACATTGTTTGTCTTGTGCCACTTGCGGTCACGCTTTACTTCAACAGTTTTACCATTAGTAAGAAGTTGTTTAACAAGTTGCTCACCTTCTTGACCATAGTTAAAATCTAAATCGAAACTTGATTTAGTTATTTCCATTGACCCAATGTCCTTGCTCTAAACAATTCTGTCGATGAGTTATATAAAGTCATCTTGCTAGCTTCCGCTGCTAACGTTATGTATTCCTCTGCATTAGGGTCAGACTTACCATGTCGATTCTTAACCACAGCCACACGATAAACGTTGGCTATGCTATCCAGCGCCACGGACAGGACTAGTTCTGGTAGGGCTGCAACCTTGCCCATCAGAGCCTTACGTGGCGCTGGGTAGTTTGGCTTAGACATCTTCTCGTTCTCAGATACGTGATGCAGAACGATGAAGGCGGTTTCATATTCACGTGCCATATAGTGAAAGGCGGACATAGCGTCGCGTAACGCTGTCCATTCGTTGTCGCTGGCTGCAGCGACGTTCATTAAATTATCTACATATACTGCTGTCGGCGCAGCACCGTGCAGTTCAATCCAAGCCTCGACCTCTTCCTCGATATCTTGTAACGAGGGAGCTGGGTCAAATGCAAATCGAACATGTGCTGCGCCTTCAGCTAACGCATCTTCTAGGAGAACACTTGCTTCAGTGTCCATGATTCTCTCAACATCAGCCACTTCTCTGTCCATAATGATTGCACCTGCACGAGTTGCAATCGTTCTTGAATCGGAATCCGCTGAGATATATAACGCTGGAACTTTTGAAGTAATGGCGTACCACAATGCAAGTAGAGTTTTACCACCACCTGGTTGTCCTGCAATTAAATGCAGTTGTGCTTGACGAAAAGCAACCTGGTTAGCAGTAAGGACAGGGAGCACCTCTGGTAATTGCTTACCAGCAGGTGACTCCACACCCACTACTTGCAATAGTGAACGCATGTCTAGCCTTTAAGCCAGACAGTTTCTGCTTCCGCAGCACCAGGCTTGAACGGCTTCGGTCCCTTGATTGGGTCAAACCAACCAACGTAAGCCTTCCCTGCCTTTGATATGCCCTTCTTCTTGGCATACTTGCCACGTCCATCTGGTAGGTCTGGAGCATCTGGATGTCCATATGTCCATTCATTACCGTACTTATCTTTGACTACCTCAATGGTCTGAGGTGATGATGCAGGCTGAGGGTTCATGCCAGCATCTTGAAGCACCTGTATTGCTTGCTCCATGTTTGGTGCGTATGCATTACCAGATGGTCTGTTAACCAGTAATGATTGCAAACTCTGTGCTTCGTTGATTGCATCAACTGCTGCCATTAAGTTTGCCTTGAATTCAGCAATACTCATACCGCGAACGGTAAATAAGTCTTGCCCGTTTAGCTTGCCAGTATACGAAAACGTAGACTCAGTCATCTACCTTTTCCTTTCTTTCCCTGTGTTGTAGGTATTTGCAGAGGGAATTCTTTTGAACCCATGGCTGGGCATTTCTCTTGGAACGAACACATCTTACAATTTTCACCAACGGATGGTGGGAACCAGCCTTTAGACACGGAGTCATTCATTGCACCGAATACATAATCAAAATAATCTATACTCAAATGGGATAAGTCAAATAGGTCATCGAGTTGACCTTGTCTTGTCATGAAGAACGCACCGAACTTTGGTCGGATGCCATACATTTTCTCAATACCACTGGCATATAAGCCAGCTTGAATCATACCGAATGGTGTCCTAGCACCAGTCTTGAAGTCAACTATTACCAAGTCTTCCCCCACTTGGTAAACGACATCAAGGATAAAGCGAACAGGTGTGCCTCCGAAAAACACACTTGCATCCCACTCGATGCCAGGACGACCATCAGGCATTGTAGCAATTTTCCAACCAGATTGTGCATACCATTTCTGATAAGCCTCAACCTGCTTGAGTCCATCGCTTTGCCAGAACGATAGGTCTTCCCCGTCTGGGCGAGCTATGGTCTTGCGACCAGCAGTTCTCCATTCAGAACTAGGAATACCTGTTTGTTCTTCGACATCTCTAACAGATTCATTAAATATTTCAAGCCACTTCTCAGTAAAAATCATCATCATCCTTCGGAGTATAGTCTGGGTTATCTATAGGGGTGGGGGTAGTCATCGGCGACCCACAGGTCGCACAGAAGGAATCAGTAAACCACATAACGAGCTCGTAGTCTTGGAAGATAGCACGAACGATTTGCATGTTGGAGCCACAGTTAATACATTCATTGCTGGGTATCCCCCTCTGGTTAATTAGATTCTTGTTGGGTTCTATAGAACTCATGGTTCATCCACTCCAACATTGAATGCACGGCAGAGCCAGCAGCCAGGTAGACGGCTGGTTTTTCTGGGACCATTGCAATCTTGCTAAGGTAGTATTTCTGAGGGCAGGATTGCCAGGTAGATAGCTGGCTATACGACCTATGTGGGGGGAGTTCAGGCATACCATGTATCATAGAACACATTACCAACTTTCTTAGGTAGCGACACGCATCGTTTTTAACCAATAGTGTGATAGGGTCGGGGGTGGTGGGAGGGAAAGGCTCGCTTAAGGCGAGCCGTGAAAAGAAATATGAATGAAGAAATAGAAAAGTTTATTCAGAAGATTGAAGATGCAAAGATTCCCGTCAAGGATGAATGGTCCGAGGGTCTTAACATGGGACTGGACTGGGCAATAAGGATACTAAAGAAAGATAAGTCTGCCTACTAATGCAAAAAGAAGGGGGAACCGTTTGGTTCCCCCTATCTTTCTGGCTCCCTACCATTCAGGTGGAGCTACTGCGAGCGCATCTAGCGTGGCTAAATTGATGCACCCGACTGCTGGGATGGAAAGCTTATGTTGCAAACCCCTAAGCACTTCAGCGAGGGAAGCATCTAGCACATCATCTCCAGCGATATTGAGTGCCACCCTAACTGCTTCTACCAATGGGTGGCGCTCTCCTGGCGATACCAGGGATATTAGTTTGTTCTCTTGCATTACTGAATTGGAACTTCGTTATCGATAGTCTGTAGTTGTATCGTAACTATTCCACCGAATCCTGTTGCGAATGAGGGTGGAGCAGTCTGCTCAAATTGGACAGCACGGATTGTACAGACTCGTTCTTCTCCCGAAGAAAAGTCTTGGTAGAGTACCGCTCCTCCATTTTGTTCAATGCGTTCCAGATAACTAATCCGTTCCCATGGTGCGGATACTCTTGTGACTCCATTCGAATCTCTTTCTTCTTCATAGCATAGCAATGGGATAGTAAGTGTACGGGAACGAAGTGGTGCTGGTAGAGCACGACACTGCCATTCCTCTACAGTCGGACCAACTGTTGCACTGCTTGTGCTACGAGTTAAGGTCAATGTAATTTCAAAATGGTCAGATGGTTGCAAGCTTGCCGACAATTGAAAGTCAGTCGAACCAGTAAGTGGTATTGATTCAATACCTGTGGATACTCCATCTTGATTGGCTACTGAGAAACCTACTGTTCCTCCAGTACCTTCGGTCCTAACCGCAAGAGATACTGGTTGTTTATTTTCTGCAGTACCCCAACGAATTAATCCAGAGCTGATAGTTCCAGATGTACAAAGTTCTGTTGCATGTTCGGTCCATACACCAGATGCACCAACTATGAACTTACGTGCAGTGGTTCCAATAAAACAGACACCTACTATATCTGCTGAATCCGTAGCAAGGTCGGCAGCGTAGGCATAGCCATTGTCTATTGCTTGACCTAAATCAACACGCCACAATCCTTTAATTGCATTGATGGCATAGTTACGAGTCGCGTATATATATCTATTATTAAATGCAATGTCTTTGACATCGCCAACAACACTGAGTGGTCCATAAGTAAAACTTAATCCGTCAGTACTTTGTTCTCCAACACGAAGCCCAGAAGTAGTAGCCATAACTACGTACTCGTTTAAGTATGTCCGAATTTGGTGCAAGGTTTCACCGCGAGGTAGCTCGGCAATAACGATTGGGTCTTTGATTGAAGCTAGCGGTGATGCTAAATCTATAGAGAAAGACAACACACGTGATATAGCGCCAAGTGTATAGCCAATTATGATAGCACTGTTTAGTTCACCGACTGATTCCCATACCAAGTTAGAATCTTTGAATGTGTATCGCTCTTCTGTATTACCCATAGTTGTTGGGGTAGAGGTAGGAAACCTAGATAGTTCATAGACTACGCATTGCGTAGTATCTTCTTTGACTCCGATAACAATACGGTCTTTAACAAAGCCAATAGCCTGGACAGTAAATGTAGTAACACCGTTTGGTTTAGACCAAAGCTTGGTTACAGATAGTGAAGTGCTTACTGAATAGATACCATCACTAGCACCAACAATAGCGCTGTTACCATCTGATGATATAACTTGAGCTGTTACTGAAGTTGCAAGAGATGTTGATGTACTGGCATTAGTAGAACCATTGTAATAAAAAACATTACCGCTTTGAATATAAAATGCGCCATTGTTCACCGTGGCAGGCTTAGCGGTTATAGTTGTAGTAGATAACTGTGTAGTCTTAGGTAGAAGTTTTATCTCACCGACATTCCATACATCAATATTATTAGATTCGTAGAATCTAAATTGGTCAGATGCGTTAGAATCATAAAAGCGTTCACCAGCACCGTGATGCCAGGATGTAGCAGACCTAAGCCACCAGTTGGATAACGATTGCTCACCAGCGGTAGAGCTCTGGTCAATACGTTCTTTCTGGTATGTCGTAGTAATACGACTAATTTTGTTTTGGTCATTGGCAGCAGACAGCCAAGCAGTACCACCTATTGCATAGCTTGCAGCAAAATCTTCGCGTCTGTATCTAACCAACGCCGTAGGAATTGCTTGACTAAAGATAATCGGTAGGTCACCAACAAGGTCTTTGTTATTTGTTGCCACGATTTACCCCTACTTCTTAGATGGACAGTGCTGACAGCATTTAGATGTATCTTCTGCTGGGTAAGCTTTCTTTACTGGTATGGCAGCAACGGCTGCCTTAACTTGATTAATCAACTTAGGTTGATTCATCCACCAGAACCAAGGACTAGTGTCATTGCCATGACCGTCATTGATAGAAATGTGCATGTGCTTGGTATGTGGGTTACTTCCTGCATAACCCCTGTTACCTAGTTCAGCTTTCTCAGCCGACCAAATCTTGCTATCAAAAATTAGGTAACTGACTCGTGCATCTTCTTTTAGTTTCTCAAAAATAACAGCGCAGTCAATACCATTAGCTGGGTCATGAGTAAGGTCTACTGCTAGCCCAGTATTGTGGTCCGAAGTCGGACTCGCCTTGAGGTGAGCAGCACTGGGCAGGAGCCCATCGCTTGCCTTCTTGCGTTTCGGTTTTAACGCCGTCGCTTGACGGAGCACAGCAATTGCAGCAGGCGTGGCTTTCTTGGCTACAGTTGGTTTCATTCATTTGACTTTCCCGCTATTAGTTCAAATAAACTGTCAATACGTTTCTCTAATCTATCGACGGTGTCTTTGACACTTGACCCCCCATTGGGGCGAAGTTCATAGAGATAATGTTTAACCATCCAACGGACAGCACCAGCAAAGCCAGCAGTTAAAGTAAGTATTGCTACGGCTAATGCTGCCCATTCGTTGGGACTCATTACTCTGTCTTACCGAACGCTGAATCAGATGTATCTAAAGCACGGAGCAAGACGGGCAGCACTGCCACCACTCCTGCTGTGAAGATAGCCTTGGCTCCCGATGCGTCAACAGTGAAGATATCCCCACCAGTAGCAGTAAAGGCAGCAAGGCAAGCACCAATAAAATGGCGCACGTAGCTTTTAATAGCCGATACGGTTTTTTCATTCATTTGTTTCTCCTTAGTTTTCTATTGGTAGTTCTACTTTAATCCATTCTTTGTTTATTTCAGACCATATCCAAAAATAATCATCGCTATTTTCTGGTTTAGAAACTGGTGCTTCCCATTGAAAAGTAGCATAATTCAATTTCCAAGATGGATAAGGTTGTGGTGCAATAAATACGTCAAAATCTTTATCGTATTTATATCCAATGCCAGCATAGTTTGCACGGATATTTCCGTTGTAAGAAGTACGTTTGCAAGTTAATCCTTCAAACTCAGGACGAGAAGCATAAAATGCTTCCCAAGCCTCAGATGAACCACCAACTTGTGTACCATCTAAATCAGTTTGAGTTACATCTTCATCAACACCAGTAATTACATTAACTACTATGTTGTCTTTATTTATAAACGCATAATGTGCCATTATGACCAACTCACATTCCCTGTGCCAGCAGTAAATTTTTTATATGAAAAAGAACCATCAGTACCTGTTACATCAGCAGTTAGTCCAGCACCAACTGTAATAGTCCTAGAACTTGGATAGCGAAGAATTACAACGCCTGAACCACCAGCTCCACCTGTAGTACTAGAACGACCATTGCCACCGCCACCACCGCCTGTATTAGCAGTTCCAGCACCAGCAGTTCCAGAACTAGCACCAGCACCACCACCACCGCTTCCGCCTGAAGTAGTTCCAGAATACTTCCCAGAACCCCCGCCGCCGCCAAAAGTTAGTGATGAGCCTGTAATGCTAGTTGCTGTACCATCGCCGCCTGTGTTACCAGCGTTTACCGCTGCTGCACCTGTTCCTCCACCACCACCAGCAGAGTTTCCGCCACTAACGCCGTTTCCACCTCTAAATCCTTGATTTTCTGTCCCTGCTCCTCCTTGTGCATTACCACCTCCTGCTCCACCGCCACCTCCGCAACCACCAGAAGTTCCTGCCCCACTGGAAGGTCCACCACCAGCACCACCAGCAGTAGAAGTTATACTAGAAAATACAGAGTTAGTACCAGAAGTACCAGGGTTACCGCCGTTTGCACCTCCTGCACCACCGCCACCAACAGTCACAGTTACGCTAGCGCCAACACCAACATTTAATGCAGATTCTAAAGTACCACCACCACCAGTAGCAGTAACACTACAACGCATACCACCTGCACCACCACCGCCTGACCCTTCGCTGTTGCCAGCCTCATTACCAGAACCGCCACCTCCACCACCAGCAACAACAAGATAATTTACTGTAACAAGCGTAGGAATAGTTACAGAGTTAGTAGCAGTTGAGTCAGCACAAGTACCATTAGCATTAGTTGCTTTAACTTTAAAAGTATAAGAAGAACCTTGGGTTAAACCAGTAAATGCATATGACGTAGAACTTGTAGATGCAGCAGTTTGCGGAGTTCCAGCAGTTGTTCCATTAAGAAACGGAGTAATTGTTATAGAGGTAAGGTTTTTACCACCATTGTTAGTATTAGTCCAAGTTACTGTTACATCTGACGTTGTACCAGATGTGCTTGCTGTGCCAATAGTTCTTACTTCTGGTAAAGTTGTAGGAGTCACTGGTACTGCCTCTGGAGTATTAACAGAAGTTCCAAAATCATTTGCTGAATTACCATAAAGAGTATAAGATGTTCCTGGAGTAAGACCAGCAATAGTTACAGTTGTTCCGCTACTAAAAGCGCTATGTCCTCCAGCAGTAGTAAAAGCATTACGCTGACCAACTAATCCACCACCTGCGCCATCGGTAAATACTACAGATAGTTTTCCAGCAGTAGATGTATAAGCATCAGTTGTTGAAGCATCTGTTGGAGTTGCAATTGTTGGCGGGGTTGGCGGTGCAGAACAAGCAATAAATTCAGAGCCATCAAAAATTTCAAGAAGACCTAATTGGCCATTGTAATAAACATCGCCCACCACAGCGCTGGCTGGTCTACCTGCCGTATTACCTGTAGGAATGCCACCCTTAAAAGGATATTGTGATAGTGCCATTATGAAATCTCCACTCCACTGATGTGGATTGACACAGCAGTTGTAGATGCAAAGCCAGTAATAGTTTTTGCTGGGTTAGCAGCAGGTATAACCTGCTTCATATCAAACCCAACCACAGAGTTAGCAGCAAGGCTAACCGCTGGAATAATCACTATGCCATCAAGAGCAATGGTTGCTGTTGATGCAGAGGTGGCTGCGTTAGCCAACACGATGTTGGTTACTACCGCCACGCTAGATGTGTTTGGTGCTGTGTATAGTGTTGCTGAGGATGTGGCAGCTGCTGTTCTAGCCAGTGCCTTACTTGTTGTAGCCATTAGTTACTACATACCTTTCTGTTTGTTTGTTAGGATAGTAAAAGTTTTGCTTCGTCTTCGGTGATGCCTAGTTTGTCAAGCAGGGCTGCCTTTTGGGTGGCCTTTGCTTCGGCTTCGGCTTTGGCTAATTCTGCTTTTGCAGCATAATAAGCAATATCAGATTCCCATTGTGCCAATTCTTCAGCGTTCATTTCGCGTTCTACAATTTCATTTGTTTCAGTATTGTGAAACATAATTGTTGGTTTAGTCATTATTTTACTCCGTAAATGTAAACTGTGCCTGATAAATTCTGAGAACCAAATAAAGTCAAATTGGTGATTGCTGCGCTTGCGTTATAGTTGCCATAAGTGTGATACCAACCTGCCTGAGAACTATCATTAAAGTTGAGGACTCTACATTCAAAAGCAATTTTGCTCGTATCAGTTACGCGGAAAACATCCATAGAACCACTCAATGCACTTTGATAAGCACTACTCGTTCCTAATTGATTTGTGATTTCAAAACTTGATTGATTTTGTGGCACTTGGAAATCGCCTGCACCGCCCATATATTTACGCCATTGGCCGTAAATGTGATTGCTTCCAGTGTCAGCATTAAACCTTCCAAAGAATGTGCCATTGTTTGAAGCAGCGTGAACTTCTCTAAATAAGACCAAGAGATTAACATAACCTGTAGGTGCTATTGTTATTGAGTTGCTAGTACCAGTAAGCGTAGTTGTGCTTAGTAAAGTTAAACTACCACCACTAGCAGGAGCAGCCCATTTAAGGCCTGTGCTTTCCGCAGAGTCAACCGAAAGAAGGTAGCCTGCAGTAGATGCAACGGTTAGACGGCTTACTGTATCGTTTGCAGAGCCAACTAGTAAGTCACCTTTGGCATCTACTAAAGACTTGGCAATAGCACCATTAGCCAAGTCATAGGCTGACTTAACGGAGTTAGGTGTGGAAGCCTTAGTAGTTGATGTGCTAGCAGTAGAATCTTCAAGTTGTACTGCACCTTTTTGGGATGTGGTTCCATCTTGAATACTAACAGTTACTGTGCCTGATGTTCCGCCACCTGTAAGGGGCGTTGATGCGGTAATTGCGTTTATGTCTGCAGCAAAGTTATCCGCAAGCGTTCTTGCTTTTGTCATTAAAATACCCCCATGATTGCTAATATGTTTTGTTCTTGTTGACCTGTATCAAAGTTGTTTTGGGTTACAGCATTAGCGACTTCAAAAGAAGTAAAAGTAATAATTTCTAATATGTCGTCAACAGCCAAGGCAGCTAAAGAAGTAATGCTTGAGCCATTGCTTGCCGTGTAGTCAGAGTTACGAACTAGTAGCACACCGTTTAGATATACTTGTTCTTTGTTAACTAAGTAAGAAAGAGTTGCACTGTTTGCATCTACCCCGCTGAAAGAAGTTTCTCCACCAGCTGCTATATATTTATAGCGGAAGATTTCAGCTGAGGATGAGATTGAACCCCACGATGCTCCACCCCATACAAACATAAGATTGGTGGTTGTGTTCCAATATAAAGCGCCTGTTGCTAGAGCGTTTCCATCATTATCTAAAGATGGAGCCGAAGCTTTAGCACCTAAATACTTATCATCAAACGAATCAAAACTTGCAGCAGCAGATGATGCTGACGTAGCAGCAGCAGCTGCATCTCCTACAATACTTGCTGCGCTAGCTGCTGCGCTGGCAGCAGAAGTAGCAGCACTTGATGCACTGGTTGCAGCAGCGGTTGCCGAGTTAGCAGCACTGGTTGCTGAAGTTTGAATAGTAGCCACGGAAGCTGCAGCGGTAGTCGCACTATTAGCAGCGCTTGTAGCGCTGGTTGCTGCAGAGGTCTGTGATGTTAAAGCACTAGATGCTGACGTAGAAGCCGATGATGCAGATGTAGCAGCAGCAGTAGCCGAAGAAGCAGCAGCGGTTTCACTTGATGCTGCAGCGGTTGCATACCCTGCAATTGAGGCAACAGATGCTGCAGCTGTGGTAGCACTATTGGCTGCACTGGTTGCACTTGTTGCTGCAGACGTTGCAGATGTTGCTGCCGAAGTTTGGCTAGTTAATGCAGATGAAGCACTAGTTGCTGCTGCTGTTGCAGACGCTGCTGCTGATGTAGCAGAAGTGGTTGCAGAAGTTTGAGATGTAAGAGCAGAGGATGCTGAAGTGGCAGCAGCTGTTGCTGACGCAGCAGCACTAGTTGCTGAAGTTGCTGCAGCAGTAGCTGAGCTTGCAGCTGATGTAGCAGATGTTTGAATAGTAGCCACTGAGTTAGCAGCGGATGTAGCTGACGTTGCAGCGGATGCAGCAGAGGTTGCTGCTGCAGTAGCGCTGGTTGCTGCCGATGCTGCGGATGTCGCAGCAGCAGCAACTTGAGCGTCAGCAAAGTCTTTACGAACAGCATCGCTAGATGATGTTGGTGTAGCAAGGTTTGTAATCTTAAATCCACCAGCAGATAGGTTAGAACCTAAAGTTGCGGTGGAGTATGTGCCACCAGTAATTGTTGCGGTAGATGTAAACGTACCGCTGATTGTTGCACCAGCAATGGTTGGTGTATTAACTGTTGGTGATGTAAGAGTCTTAGAAGCCAGGGTCTGTGCTCCGCCAGTTCCTACAATATCTCCAGTTACTCCGTGTGCTGATGTGCCAGCCTCATGTGTACGAAAATCCGAAAAGTCTAAAGCAGAAACACCGTGTTCTACTGTTGCTCCAACTGAGTGTGACTTACCACTAGTTCCATCAACAGCGCGAGTTACCGTATATGCAGTACCAACAAGGGCGGTTACCGTTACGATTTCTTCGTTGGCGGTATCCTTTTCAAGAATAAGTGTAAATGGGTACTGCGATGGTAAACCAGTGGCAGCAGCCAGCGTCAAGCTTGTGCTTGTCGTGCTTGCATCAACCGCACTAGACAGTGTTGTCTTAGCTGCGGTAGAGCTATAATAACGTGAAATTGTTGGCATTGATTACCTCGTATACTGGATAGTGTTAAGGAATTTATCTTGTTGCTTGGCAATTTCCTCTTGCAAGCGAACAGTGTAAAGCTGAAATATATATTTTGCTGTGCTGGTAGAAGCGCCAGCTGCAACTGGTTGGTCCAAAACATCCGCAGATACCGTAGTTGCTGTGACTTTTCCAGGGTCTACTGTGGATAACAAACGATACATAGCACCAAGACGAACTACGTCTTCGCAAGATGCTGGAAGACCACTAACAGTTAACTCTTGGTTATCTGTAATTACTGTTGGAAACTTTGTATATTGCACATTGACTGTACGACCAGGCATTGGTGATTCTTTGAGAATCAAGGCTGTCTTGATAGATGCCGTGGTAGTGTCATAATAGTTTTTATCTATTCGATAGTTCTTAATAATCTGCCATACACCAGTTGAGTCTGGTAAGTCCCATGAGATACCAACAACATCTTCTACCGCATCTGGCAGTATGTATGAATAGTCAGAACCATCAAAAGTAAATGTATGGTATGAAACACAAGGGAAGGTCATTCCTTTTATGGTTTCAAGGATTGCTCTCTTTGCTTGAGTTCTTGGGAAGATTGGATTGTTTCTTACGACCGAGCCAGTAACATGGCTTGTTGCTGTTGTGCCACGCCAGCCACGTCCTATTGTATTACCTGAAACTCCAAGCACCTGGATACTACCGCTAGCAGCAATAACTTTCTTTAGATAAATAAGTTCATCATCTATTTCAACAATGCCTTTACTAAGCGCTGTTGAGTCATCGACCAACATGGTTAAATCTCCAGCAGTAGCTGCGCTAGTAATCACAGTTACGGATTCTTGGTTCTTGACATAAGAGTTTACTTCGCCAAGGGTTTGTTCAGTCAGTTGGTTTAATGTTGCCATTATGCCTTTGCTGCCCTTCCGATAAGGTCAGATGCCCTGACCGCGTTTTGAATGTCTTTCATTTTTGTTGTAGCAGGTTGTATTCCTTGCTTGCGAGCTTCACGATAAGCGCTTAATTCTTTATCGGTATTCTTTATATCAGCCATTACAGTTAGATTAGATATGCTGAGATTAGCTGCACGAAGGCAGTCACCCCAACTTTCATGGTTTTGGGTAGGGCATCCAGTTCTACACTTCGACAATGTATTCACCATATCCTGCAGCAGTTAACTCTGCTGCCTCTGAGTCAGTAATTGGGTTGTCATATCCACCACGAAGCACTTTGTCATAATCAGCCAAGCTGCTATCTTGTGGTGAAACTATGGTTGACCAAGTTCCGTTACTTTTGACAACTGTTTTTCCCCAGTTGTATGCAACAAACCATAAGTCGTATTGACGACCAAGTTTGATTTTCATGCTTGGACCACGGAATATTTTTGCCATTACCATTTAGCCTTATCTGCCCAGTATGCTGCTGACATAACGCCTTTAGCTATGTTCTTAGAATGACGAGCTTTGAATGATTGACGACGTTGGCGATAGGATTTTGTTTCTCCAGATTTCTTAGGAGAACCAGATACGCCTTGCTGACCAAACCTAATTGTCTTTACTTGTGTGCCAGATTTGGCTACGACAATATGAGATTTGGTTGGATGACTTGGAGTACGTTTAGGTTTATTAAAACCCGATACTCCTGCCCTCTTTAGTCTTGGGTCCATTCTTATTATACTCTCCGTACTTTCCTAGTACCGATTGAATACGTCCGTCTTTACGAACACGAACTATCATTCCGTTTTTAATCTGTATTGGGTTAAAGCCATGATGTGGCTTGTATCGACCCGATGACATTAGTAAGCTTTCTTGCTCATTTTCTTTATCATTGCCTTTTTAACCGCAGGCTTTACTACCATCTTCTTGCCAGTCTTCTTGGCTGCTTTCTTAGCCATAGCCATTCCGCTTGCAGTATAAGGGAACTTCTTTCCGTTTACATTTGGCATTGTTATTCTTCCTCTATCTCTTCTTGTATTGTTTCTATGTCTTTTTCTGTGTACTCTGGTGCTTCTAGTTCCCAGTCAGGAAGATGACGAATCATTAACTCCCATGCTTCACCTTCTGAAAAACCTGCCGAAGCAAATGAGTTGTATAACTCATGAGCCTGATGTGCGTACTGCTGGAGTGGTGTAAAAAAATCTAAGGATAATTCTTCAGCCTTTTTCTTTTTAGCCATGTTCCTCCTGTTGAGAAGAGGGGTGGTTGCCCACCCCTCTTACTTTGTAAACTACGCAGTTGCGATGCTTGACTTTGACTTAATGACGTAGCGAGCTTCTTTACGGTAGATGTTCCAACCGAGAAGACCCTTCCATCCAGCGGGACGGAAACGCATTAACTTGTCAGTTACAGGACCGATGACTGTCTTTGGCTCGTATGCAACAGCCTCAATAAGAGCCTGCTTTCCGAGTAGAACAGTTGCGTATACCTTTGATGTACCAGAACCTGAAATAGATTCAGCACGAGCAGTTTCAATATAACGAACCTGGTCGAACACACCAATTTCACCAGACCAAAGGTTGGCTACGCCAGCCTCTGTGTAGGTGTGAGGT